CCCAAAACCAATGAACGCCGTTGGTGTTGTGGCTCTTGTGCCTGTGAATTGAGCAAAGTCAAACACACCGCCGTAAGTGGCCCCTGCATTTGTGCTTGGCCCCATGTCCACAACACCATATACAGCAGTGTTAAGACCTGTGATGGTAGATGTTGCTGTGCCAAGCGAAGTTTGTGCATAACAACCAAAAATATTGCCGCCAGAGACGGCAGCCGTGCGGGAGTTAGCCGCGCCAACCAATGCCGATACTGTGCCTGTCCACGTTGCCGCAGGGCGTACAGTGAAATCGGTGAGGTTGTAACTGCCTGATGTGTAATCAGCAGCGATCAGGGTGTCGTCAGAATTGAAGCCCGCGTTAGATGTAACTGGGCCGGAAAAGGTAGTTTGTCCCATTTTAGGTTCCTCACATGCGAAGTGAATTGTGGCGTATCTGTCTGCATGTCGTCAGCCGGGGCTGTCAGATACACCGATTAACCCGGTATAAATTTAGTATACATCACTTATTTACAAGCTGTACAAATAAAAGAAAGGGGGCCGAAGCCCCCAGTTCTAACACCTTTGACTTCTTACGAAGCGCCGGGTGAACCGAAGATGCCCAGTGCGTCAGATACGCCGAAGCTGTATCGCTCACGAGCCTTATATCGGCTGTTACCTGTGTCAAAGTCTGCGTCCATGCTAGTTTGCATAGGTGAGCGGACAAAGTGCTTCAGGCCGTTAGGTACGTCAGTCATCAAGAACCACGCATTGGTATCAGTCAGATAGTTATTAACTGCGTAACCACCGGGGACTGAACTGTTATTTCTGATTGCATTGATGTCGTTATCAGCCGTGCCTACACGAAGCTCAGTATCCAACAGGCGAGTAGCAACGAATTGCAGCGCGGGTGGGATAATAAGTTTCTTCGGCTTAGCAGCGATAAGCAGACCGCGCTCATCCGTCCACGCAGCAATCTGAATAACAGCCGCTTCTAATGAAGTTTCGTTAAGGTCAGTGCCAACAGTAGGACGGTTTGAGTTAGTACCACCAGAAACAAGTGGGTGGTCAGTCGCACACAAAGTCTTGCCATCGCCGTAAGTTACGCCAGAACCACTGAACGCATTGTTCAGGACGCTAGCACCCTTAACTTGCTTAGTGTACGCCATCGCACGGGCAAGCGCCTTCGTGTAACGTGAAGACAATGAATCGTAGAGGTTATCTTCGATTGCTTCTTCAGTTAACGAAAAGCCCATTGCAATTGTCTCGTGTGTATAACGAGCAGTCCACGCTTCTTGCGCATTGTCATATTCGATTGCAGAACCTTCACCCTTAACAGGTGCGGCACTAAAACCGGACAATTTGGTTTCTTCTTCAAACGAACGATCCGAAGATTCGGTCTCGAAGATTGCAATAGTCTCGTCACCATACTTAGCGTATTCGAGACCAAACAGGGCATTTAGCCCCGGTAATAGCTCCTTAAGGAGTTGCGCTCTTGAAATAGCCATTAGTCAGCCTCCTTATACGCCGGTTGTATTGTTGTACTGATGCGTGTTCAGCTTAACAACAAGCTCAACAAAAGAATCAGTAGCGGTTTTAGTTTCGGTGACTACATCAATTACTCGGATTGGCAACGCAGCAGTAGTAGCTGTAGAGGAGCCAAGGATTGATTGACCAGAATCACCAGTGGTAGTGTTGCCCGTACCTTGAATTACAGACAAGTTGGACCCTACAACAGCACGAGCTGCTGCGGCAACAACACTAGAACCATCAGTTGAGACAACTTTAAAAGCAGCCATCGGGTCGTCAACAACAATAGCAACAGCACTAGTAACGCTAGTGCCGGGGTAGTACTGAGCCGGTGTAAATTGACTCAGGGAATTGATGTATTGAACACCAATAAAAACGCCCACAGTACCACCAGTAGTAGTACCCGTGAACTTTTCACATGTGCCGCCCGTTACAACTTGAACCAAGTCACCGTTGAAGATAGCCGTGTTGTATGAACTCGCAATAGGAATAAGGCGAGTAGCACCAGCGTAAGGCATACCGTCGATACGATTAATTGGCTTAAAGCCGTAGGGAGCACTGACTGTTGGATAAGCCATTTTTAACTCCTAGTTATTAACCTTTGCCAAAAGTCACCGTGGTTTTTCTGTTATTAAACAGGGGCATCCTCGGATCATTTTCGCGCATTAGATTGTTGTCCACAGAACGAATTTGCGAATCAGCTTGTTGCTTATAATACGCATTCCGTTCCTCCACAAGTTCTACTGGGGCTTTACATAGCATCAATCCACCGATAATCACATTGTCTTTAAACCGTGGGTCTACCACAGAATCAGCAAACATGTGCGGTTGAGTGTCTGCACGTACAGGTTCCCAGCCTTCGCGTAACTTTGAGGAAATATTAGTGGCGTCACTTTGACCATTAGTTGAAATACGCACCCAATGATGACTGTAACCGGCTTCAGGAATCGGTTCCGGCAACACAGTAGGAGGTTTCCAAGAAGCTTTACGGGCAGTCCGGTCACGGACTTCCAGATCTCTATCCAGTCTATTTTGAGCCATTATTGTTTCCTCGATAATTCAACAGCTTGTTTTGCGTAATCAGCCAGTGATACTCCAAGTCTTTTTGCGATAGCTACTTGTGATTGCGTTAGCCTAATCTTTTTAGGCGCTGCGCTCCGCGTTGCGGGAGCAACCACATTGCTAGATTTTCTTCGAGTACTAGCCGGTTCGTCTTCTACCCCGTCGTCAAACTGATCGGGAAATACTTGTCGCATACGAGCATTAATTTTCTCGTAGTATTCGTCTGATTGCGGATTAACTCCGGTTTTCGTTAACTTGTTATGCAATCCTAGCGCAAACGCAGTCATTTCGTCATCTGCGCCAAACCATGAATTGTCTTCACGCCATGTTTCAGCTTTCTCATCGCGCGGGTTTTGCGGTCGAGGTGCATTTAATTGCGGTTGTACAGGACTACTATTTGATTGTAAAGGAGTTTCTGCGCGCTCCACAACGCGTGGTTTTAAATTATTTACTTTATCTATACGAATTTGCGCAGCGTTTAACGCCGTTTGAGCTTCTAAAACAGCCTCTGACTCGCCTGCTTCGTATGCTTCTTTATATTGCCTTCTAGCCATAGCAAGCTCGCCTTCTACTTGCTTTTTTGCAGACTGAAGTAGAGCGTTGTGACTTTCGTCCGTTTTGCCTTTAAGGTTTTTATTTTCTTCAATTAACTGTTTGGTATACGTTTCTAAGGCTTCTCGCTCGCGTAAGGCAGTTTCTTTGGCCCTACGCTCGTCGTGGTAGCCCTTATTAAAATGCTTAATTCTGTTTTTAACTTTTTCGGAGTAGTTTTCTAACTCTTCGTCAGTTACATCTTGCGGAGGTTCAGACGCTTTACGCCCTCTATCTTTAGGCGGTGTATCATCCTCTATCTCAATTTCTAACTCCCCCGCTTTACTAGCATCTTTATCGTTAGCAGGCTTTATGGTTTCCCGACCAACAGCACCTTCTATTTCTAAGGGCACTTCTTTATCGGGGTCTGGAAATTCAAACTCTACTTGTTGTCTAGGCATGGTTTATTCCTTATGCACGCAAAACGGTTCGCGGATCGTCAACAACTGCTTCAATGGAGTCGTCATTCATTAGTCGATATTCCTGCTTTCCAACTTTAAAGCGTGTACCAGTATTGGCACGAAACATTACGTAATCGCCTACTTTGCACCAAGGCCCAGTAGGGAATCGTTCTTTATCACCATAAGCTCCTGCACCCATATCTAGCACGACACCCACAGTAGACAGAATGTACTCTTCTCTGACTGTTGAGTTGGCCTTCAAAAGAGCGCTATCTCCAAAAGTTTCCTCAACGTTAGGGAGGGCAATAAGCACCTTGTAGCCCACCGGTTTTGGAATTGAGGCTTCTAACTCCTCTTGGGTCATAGTTTCTTCGGCAATTTTTTGTTTCCTCTTTTCTTCTAGCACAGTTACTGCTGGGGACACGGAAGCGACTGCTCCCACCCCGCTTATCGTAATGGTCTCATTCATTTTCGTCTTCCATATAGTTGCGCGAAAGGTCGGTTGCTTCTCGTAATGCAGCGTCTAGACCCCGAATAACGCCACACACTTCTCTGTACCCGGCAAAGTCTTTAGCCCCGCCTGAGTTCAAGAATTCTTCGCTGGAGCGTTTATGCTCCGTAAGTTTGTCGATTAGCACGTCAAAGACGGTTTTAGCCATGATGTGTTACTCCCGTATACGAACTAAGACAGCAAGCGCGTTTGCTAGGTTTAATGCTGCTTGGGAGGACTTCATTGCTTCGTTAGGCTCCTCCACTGCTGAATCGTGACTAAGGCAATACATCGCCCTAAGCATTTCTTTTGTCACGTCTTCCATCGAGCAATACTGTCCACCATGTATATTCTCGGGGTTACGACTTGCAGTTTTCATAGGGTTCTAACTCCTGTGGTTGTTGTTACTTCTGTACTTGATCGACCTTAACCATATCCAATATCGCCTTAGCTTCGTCCAGATCGTTCCTAGCTTGGGCTTGATCGGTTTGGGAAGCTATGCGACTCGCCTCCAAAGCAGCGGTTCGCTCGGCTTTTTGCGCATCCAACTGTAGTCTGGCGGCGCTAAGAGCTGCATCTGCTTGGTCTTTTTGGGCTTTTCTCTGCTGCTCAGCGGCTTTAAGCTGCAATTCTTGTTGCTGCATCTGCACGATGGGGTCTTGCATCTTCTGTTGAGCGGCGGCTTCTGCTGCTTTGGCTTGGTTTTCTTGCGTAAGTTGCTGCCCTGCCTCTGCCAATAAACGAGCCAATTGCACCTCGAATTCTTTTGGCAGCTCTTCGTTCGGGTTGTTCAGCGGGACGCCCATCTTCTCTTCCATTTGCTGACGGTAACTAAAGGCTACGTGCTCAGCCATGTGAGCAGTTAATGCCCCCATAATCTGTTGTGCCGCTGGGTTCTGCCCAATAAAACCCATAATAGAAGGGTCTTCCATAAACGCTTGGTGAGTAGCAATGTGCGCCGCATGGTCTTGATATATAAAAGCTTTTATCGGTTTACCCACTAGCGCGTTCATGTTCTCACTAACTGGGTCAGCGGGTTTCATGTCGTCCTTCGTTGGTACAAGCTTGTCGGCGTTTTTAATCCCCAAGACCTCAATCATTTGGCGATGAAGTTGCGGGAGGTCGTAGATTTGTGGGGCACCCTGTGCCATCTGCAACACGGTTTGATACTGCACAACTCGTTGTGCCATCGTGCTGCTATTGGGATCGCTGACGGGAATTACTTCCACCATAGCGTAGTCGGCCCTACGAGCGCGAGGTTCACCACGGTCAGGCACATACGTGTATTCTTCTGGCGCGTACTCCGCAATGATCTTTCTCAGGAGCTTAAACTCCTGTTTCATTGCATAGTGAATCCTAGATTGCACCGCCGCCATTGGCTTAAGGGTGCGTTCTAAAAGGGCAAGTGTGGTTCCCACAGGAGCATTAGCACTCATGTCGGATATGTTCATATCGGAGATAGCCCCTAACCGGCGGCCTTCTTCTGTAATTTGCTTCAACAGGGCGAGCAGCGTTTGGCTCGGCTCCTTGTACGGCATCGGCATAATATTGTCGCGGATGCTGCCAGACGGCACGTCTACGTCACGAAACTCACCGGGACCAATGGGTGTGTCGTCGCCCTTAACTCGTAACCCTCTAGTTTTGAGGCCACCGGGAAGATTAGACAGCGTTCCAGCGTCAACAAGTTGACGCATAATAGAAGTGCCCGCTCTCGCGTAACCCCCGATAATATGGATAAGTCCGAGTCCGTAGAAACCAAATCCGGGGACATATACGTAGTGAACAAAATGTTGACGCTTTAGTGTCAAAGGATCGTCAGGGTTCCAGTTGCGGCGTATTGCCAGCACTTTGCCCGAGCCTTTCTCCAGCGTGATTACGTAAGGCTTTGCAACCTGTAGGTCTTCACTATCGTCCTCGTCTTCCGCTCCGTCCACACCGTCAATAATCAAATCAGCGTGTATTTCTAAAAGAGTGTAGCGGTCATCTGACGTTAACGAGACTCCCGATTGTTGGGCCTTTGCTTCCTCAATATCTGAGAAAAACGATACTGGATCACTTAACTCTATGTCGCGGTAGAACCCAGCAGCCTGTAGCTTCACCAACTCATTTTTTGTTTTGCGCATTATGTGAGTAACACGCTCCGCAGTCTCTAAATTAGAGGCTCCGTAAGGAACAATTACATCTTCAGCAGGGATATACAGGGCTACTTGACGCCCCAAACTAGGGTCAAAATACACCTTTTTGAAGGCTGAACCGGCTAATCCAAGGCTATAGAGCAAGCGTTCGTGTTCTGGACGGTACTCCACCATGATTTCAGTTAGCTCATAATTCATGTCCGTCTTAACTCGCAAGGCGGCATCTTCTTTCTCTTGTGTGGATTCCCCCAGAATTTTAGTTTTGACAGGGCCAGCCGCAGGAAAAGTCTCGCTCATGGCTTCGGCTTGGAAGCGAATAACCGCTTCTGCCAGCACAGTTGAGTACACACCGCAGGCGTTTTCCCAAGGTTCGGTGCGTTCTTCGTATTGGAAGCCTACTACGTCAAGCCCCCGCACATAGCTGTCAGCCCAATCGCTACGGGCTTCCATATCCGTTTCTACAAACCCAGACAGCTCGTTGGAAATTTCTTGTAGTTGCTTGTCGTCTAAGTAGTCCGCTAGGTTTGCATCAAATGGAGCGGCGTCAATGTCTTCGACTTCCTCGCCAAAGCTAACCTCAACGCCCCCGTCCTCAAGCTCTACCACAACTGGCGTATTCTCATCGGTAGCAATAGCCATCTCGATTGTTGCGTCGGGTTCACCCATACCGCCCATACCGCCCATAGCGCCCATGCCCGCCAACTCTTCGTCTAACCCTTCGGGCATACCATACAAACTTTTCTCGATAGCCATTAGTAGTACCCACCCCTTCGCCTATATAATGATTCTGCGTTCTTTTCGTCGGTCGGTAAGGAAATAAACCCACCCTGTCTAAAACGCATCAACGCCATTATGGTCGTGTCCACCAAGTCGTCGTGAGACATAAAAGGAAACCCCGCTACTTCTTCTACGAGTTCTTCTGCCCAACGTGTTTGTGGTACATACACAAGACCTGAGCGTACTATATCAGCAACTGAATTTAACCGCGCGGTTTTATCCCCTGACCCCCTATGGGGTGTATACTCTTGCACCATTAACCCCGCCCTGCGCATCTCTTGGTACAGCGGCGTGCCACTACTCTTCTTCTCTACTATAAACGCATCCGGCTTCCACTCTTTATACTCCGCCCACGCCAGCTCCTTTAGCTCAGGAAACTCTATCCGTTTTTTAATCGCATTCAGCAGGATGATGCAATAGCAGTTCTCCTCCGTGTTAAAGAAAACGCCCCACGTTGTTAGTGCCGTGTAGTCGGCCCTGTTATTCTTTTCCGCCGCTGCGTCGAGCGTCATAATAATATACGTACACTTGGGCGGCTCTTCGTGGGGCCATTCCTTCCACCACTCGCGTTTAACTATTGCCGCTTCTTCTGCGGTAGGATTTTGCTGGAACTGTGCGTTCCACTGGAACGTAGGCATTGACGCTTTGGTGCGGTACAGGACATCCAAGCTAAAGAACTCAGGCCACAGCGCCTTCTCGACTACCTCCCCCGTTGCCTCGTTCTTTATCTCCAGTATTGCGGGGAACTCCACTACCTCATACTTATCCGCTCGCTCGTTCTGGGCCATATCCCGTACGACTCGCCCAGTCAGGTCGTCCAAGTGCCATCGTGTTTGTACGATAGCCACGCGTCCCCCGGGCATTAAACGGGTACGAGCCCCGAACGTGAACCACTCGTAGGCTTTATCAAAAACATCCAAGTTCCCGCTGATGATGTCCTGTTCGTTGTGTGGGTCGTCCACCAATAACAAGTGGGCACCACGACCGGCCAAGGCTGAACCTACCCCACATGCAAAGTATTCCCCTCCCGCATTAGTATTCCACCTACCCGCACTTTTACTGTCTTGGGCTAACCGTACGTTGGGGAATATAGCTTGGTACTCTGGGGTTGAAATCAAGTTGCGCACCTTACGTCCAAAGTCCACCGCTAGATCGGTCGTATGGGACACCATCAGTACTTTCTTGTCTGGGTTACGCCCTAAGAACCACGCCGGGAAGTAGATAGAGATAAGCTGAGACTTACCGTGACGTGGGGGCATGTTCACACATATCCTGTCCTTGCCCACTTCCAACCCCTCTTCCCCCAGACTGTCGTAACTTTTACCTCGTTCTATCTCCATTAACAGGTTAGCCAGTACTCTGTGGTGTTTGCCCACTTTATAGTCAGCTTGCATGGCGCAGCAAAAGGCAATCAGGTCTTTATGGCACGCTTCCGCTTTCTTTCGGGCCTCCAGTTCCTCTACAAGCTTGTAAATTTCTGCCTGCTCCTCGTTAGTGTAGGAGTTTAGGTTTTGTAGGAGTAGCTCTATCTCCCCCGTTGTGAATTCGGGAGGTGGTGGGGGCACTATTAGGCTCGTTTGGCGAGATTGGGGCGGCATTTTGCTCTTTATCCCTCGTATGCCACGGTTTCTTCTTCGTTATCCCCGAGTTCGTACACCCCATCCGCGTTTTTCTTGAGCGTTTCTAGCTTCGCCCTAAGTTTTGCACGTAGTTCGTCGGCACTCTGGTGGGTTACCGTAATTTCTTTGCGGTCTGTGAATAGCCCAACCTCAGTCATTTTGCCCAAAAGCTCTAAGGCGCGTATGCGTATCCTTGCCTCTGGGTTCTCGGTCTCCAGTATGAGCTTATTAGTCACTGTGTTGCGGATTTGGGCGGCGTGTGTAGCTACAAGTTGACCAAATTCTGTAAGTATGGCGTGGGTTTGGACAAGGACTGCGGGGGTAAGTGTTGCTGTACGGGAATGGGATAGTTCTTTTGAGGTACGCTCAACGTCTTTTGCGTAGGAAGTAACAAGCGTGGCAGCCATATCGTTGTCTATGTCATCTAAGTCGCCAACTTCGACTTCTAAGCCGTGGGCTTCTAGCGCATTTATAGTACGACACGCAGCTTCCACACGTTCCTTTAGGTCCATGTAGGAGTAGTTTTCTGGTATCTCGATGCCAAACTCGGGAGTAAGGGCTATTGCCATTATGGTACTTACCTTTGCGCAAGCCGTTAGGCTGTTCGGCGTAGTATAGGAGGTGGTGAGGGCAGCGTGCAAGGGCAAGAAGTGTGTGTATGTGTGGAGAAGTGTGTATATGTGTGGAGAAGTGTGTATATGTGTGGAATCCAAATTTTACAAAAAATTTTTTGGGGTTTTGGTTTATCTTCGTAAGGGGGTGTTTCCTATATAGAGGGGGGTGGGGTCTGCGTCTGGAAGCCTATAAAAAGAAGGGGGGGCTTAGTTTTCCTAGAATACCTCGTGATTTATGCGGACTAGTATATATAAGGGCAGGCGGAGTCCCCTTCCTATAAGTGGGGGGTGGGGGTAGGGTGGGGGTCATGCTAGCGCGTATGCCTAGAATTGGGGCGCAGTGAGTAAGTTACTTACTCAATTAGAAAGATATATATACAAGTTTGGGAAAACAGCATGGTCAAACATGTTTATATAAGTATAATGGTAACCATCAAAGCAAATGCTTTGGTACGGCAATCTTGCCACCTGTTTGGAGTTATATGTATGAGTACTTTAATTGTTGCTGTTAAAGCTTTTTCCACCGCTCTGGTCACCAAAGGCGTCACTGCTATTGGCGATGCTGTGTCTGCGGGTGTGTCCCGCGCCGAATGGTTTGCTGGCATGAAAAAGCATGGTGTGGATATCGGGAACGTGAAAACGTTCCGGCCAGAGTTCGACCGGGTTTGCATCGGGTTTCTAGCACAAAAGTTTACTGGTTTGGAAGCTTGGCTACTTGGCGCCAAAGACAGCAAGGGAACGGCGGAATCGCCTTTCTCTAACACGAAAGGCAAGAAATACAGTAAACGTGAACTGGAAACTCTTGTGAGAACTCTGCGAATCTACTGGCAGAATGAGTTCGAAAAGAGTTTGTCCGGGGACGCTAAGAAAACAACCGCTCGCACGGAGCGGACAATCTTTGAACAGGATGTCCGGGCGATTTATCCACGCCTAGTATGTTTCCAGAGATTGGAAACCCCAACTCAGTATGAGTTGGACCATCTCAGGTTAATACGTGGAGTGATCGAACACGCTGTGGCGAATGACCCTGCGGCAAAAGCAGAGTACAGGAGTCTGGAAGCAAAACAATCTAAACTCATCAAGTAAACCAACCAACCAATTCGGGCACATGGATGTGCCCACCTTTTTGGAAAAAGACCACTCACTCACTCACACGGCCAGATAAGGAATCAACATGGGAACATTTAAACTCGGCACATACGATAGCAATGGAGTATTCCAACAACAAAAAGTATCTCTTGGCATTACTAGCACGGGGGCAAGAGGCTATTTCACAGACAATTTTTTGGCAAGTTATCCCATAAGTAGGGAAGCCTTCGAAAAGGATGACGCGTACCACGAAGCAGTTTGCGACACACTCGGTTTTATCTTTGTACCTAAGTAACTCAACTGACCCGAACCGAAAGGTTCGGGTTTTTTTTCGTCTGCAATTTGACCCCCCCTTTGAAACCAGTTATCCGATGGCTGGCGGCACGTACATCCGGCACACACCAAGTTCCAGTATCCCCCCGCGTAGCTACAAACTTCTACTGCGTAAGTTACTTACGCACTTGGTTCCCGTTTGGATGCCAGTTATCCGATGGCTGTCCGCCCCGCAAACATGTTCCCTGCAAATAAACTTAAGGAGTGCGTAAGTAACTTACGCACTGGGTGACAAGTACCACGTAACACGTTCGGACTAAACAAAGGTAACATTGGTTACAGTAGTAACATTGGGAGGGGGGTAATGTTACCAATGTTACTTTCTGTTTTTTGAGAAGTAACATTAGGGGGGGTTTTTTGTTTTTTAGTAAGTGTATGTATTTAATATATAATTTAATTTTTTTATTTTTATTTTATGTAATGTTACCAATGTAACCAATGTAACCACCATATCTCCGGTTCTGTAGAATTTCCCCAATTTGCCTGTTTTTGAAGCCAGTTTTTCCGGTTGCCTACCTCCAAGCTATTTTTTACAGCCAAACTAAATTCGGTGGTTACATTGGTTACATTGGTAACAGTATACCTCAAAGCCACGTGGTTGCTGGACCCCCTTTGTTACTTCCTCTAAAACCAGAAAGTAACATTGGTAACATTACCCCTAAACTTACACAGAACACGTTTCCTATAAGTTTACTTAGTGCCGATACCATGAGATAATACACATTCAGTTGAGGTTGTTTTAGATGGCTTGAAGCATGTTTTCAGGCAATCCCGTACCCCACTGAAAACCCAACCCAGTGCGTAAGTGACTTACGCACCACAATGGAGAATCAAGATGAAGATCAAAAATCAACTAAGTGAGGCTTCGTGCGTTATGTGCGACAGCCTCTTCCCGCGCGAGCGGGAAGTACAAGGATACAATACCTGCACCGCGTGTGCAGAAAGTTTGGGCCGGATATCCCGGAGCATTATAGTAAGTAAGCAGAACGAGTTCTGGCCCGAGTTCTTTAACTGCTTCCCGGTGCTGGGCAATTGCTATTCATGTGGACATGACATGGTGGCTAACAATGCCGTCAAAGTAACGACCCAACGCGTTACCGGATGCCCCCGCTGCCACAGCAGCTTTGTAGACTAGGAACTAGGAGATACACAATGAAAGACGTACATGATTCAGCAACTTTAGACTGGGTAGAAGCAGAAGTAGAAGCAGAAGCAGAAGTAGAAGTAGGAATAGAAATACCCGCAGTACCAGCAGTAAAAACCAACAACCACTGCGTAAGTGACTTACGCACAACAGGAGCAATACTATGAACTACGACATTAACAACGACAACCAAGACATCAACCAAATCAAGACCCCATCACTGGCAAGCAGCGCGGTACTGGTGAGCCTATCACGCAGTGTGCCCGACCTTGTTAAGAACGACCCTGAAGCGGCGCGCGCATTGGCACGCATCAAGAACGCAGATAAAGACAGCGTGTCCGCCAAGAAGAAGCTGATCGTGTCCAAGGCGCACGACAACCTACAGGAACTTAGTCGGGCTATATATAGATACCACGTAGAGAACACGCTGCCTTGGGGTAACTTGGGCGCGCGGCTACTACCCAACGCCAAGTCTATCGACTACCAAACGGCGATTAACGAGTTCCTTAAACAGTTCCAGCTAGTAAAGGAAGACTTCTTAGACGACTACCCGCGAGCGGCTAGCGCGGCACAGGAAAGACTGGGGGATATGTTTGACCAGTCATTGTTCCCTAGCGTGTACGAGTTAGAACGCCGCATAGGGGTGCGTGTGGAGTACGAGCCGATCTCTGACCCGAGTGACTTCCGAGTACGGGTAGGCGACCAAGCTGCTGCGGCCATGAAAGAACAGTTCAGTAATGTCCTTAAGCTGCGAGTCGAGTCCGCCTATGCGGATGTATTCAAGCGACTACGTGAGCCATTGGAGAACATGTCCGCACGACTTAGCTACACAGACGACAAGGACAAGACCGGCTTCCGCGATACTCTAGTAGGCAACGTGGTCAAGTTTGTGGAGCTGATGAAGACCTGCAACATTACTAACGACCCCGCGATGACCAAGACTACCAACGACCTGCGCGCCGCACTGGAGGGGGTAACACCCGAGTCCCTACGCAACAGTCCTACGCAACGCGCGCTAACCAAGGCCAAGGTAGACAGAATCATAAGTGAGATGCCCGAGCCAACGCTAGACTTCTGAGCAAGACAAGCAAGGATAAACGGGGGGCTTTACTCCCCCCGCAAACCGAAGTAAACTTAACTTAACTTAACTAAACGCTACACACTTTGGAGAATATTATGTCCGCTATTCAATTCAACAACACGCTAGAGATTGGGCAGGTAGCCCAAGCGATCAAAGCCATAGGCGCGTACAGGACTGTGTTTGTAGAGGGGGATATGGGTTCGGGTAAAACCGCTATCCTTAAGATGCTAGCAGTAATGCTGCCCACACACATACCCGTGTACTTTGATGCGACAACCAAGGACTTAGGCGACCTGATGGTACCGGTGTTCGACAAGATAGACGACACCGGAATCGTCCGCTATGCACTCAACGAGGAGCTGGGGTTCCACCATAAGAAGCCGGTCATCCTGATGATAGATGAATACGGTAAGGCTAACCTTGCGGTAAAGAACGGGCTGCTGCGGGTAGCACTAGAGCGCAAGATAGGGGAGAAATCTCTGCCCCAAGGTTCCATCGTGTTTATGACAAGCAACCTTGGGGCAGAGGGGGTAGGCGACCTGCTGCTACCACACCAGCGCAACAAGATAGTACGGATACGGATGCGTAAGGCATCCTCACCCGAGTGGATAGAGAACTTCGCACGACCCAACGGTATACACCCCGCGATGATCGGCTGGGTTAAAGAAACACCACAAGTAGGCGAGTCGTTTACCGATGTGGATATGCGCATGGGTGACGTGAGTAAGATGCCTGCTAACGAGTTCAACATGAAGTTAGACGAACTTAACCCCTACATCTTCCACCCCAAGGCTAAGTGGCGTACTGAGTTCTTCACTTGGCGAGCAGGGGAGGCGGCTAGCGATATCTTGTGGGCGTACGAGCGCGGGGGATTTGACCGTACAACCCTGACCCAGCTATTGATAGGCACTATAGGGGAACGCTCGACCCGGGACATGCAAGCGTACATCGCACTGGCTGATGATCTGCCCAAGATGATAGACATACGCAACGACCCGATGAATGCCAAGCTACCAGTAGGTGCTGCTGCACAGGTGATGGTAGTGGACAAGGCACTTGCAACGCTGGAGTACGCATGGGTGGGTAACTGGATGCAGTACATGAGTCGACTACCCCGTGAGGTACAGGGGTTGTTCGTGAACACAGCGCGCAAGACCGCCTACAACAAACGCGATGTAGTAACTAGCTGTAAGGAGTTTGGCGACTGGTGCCTTGCCAACGGCTGGCTGTATGGCAAAGACCAATAACAACTGCGTAACTGGAGAATATTATGGCTTTTTCAATTGCTAGACAACTGACCGCCGAAGAGCGCGTACAAAAGTGTGTTGTCGATATCATGAACAAAGACCGATACATCGCACTGGCTGGACTCTTAGTGATGGGTAGTCGTGAGGTGCGTGATGATATGCCGACAGCGGCGACCAACGGACGAGACGAGTACTACGGACGCGCGTTTGTGGAGGGACTTACTGACCCCGAGCTGCGCTACTTAGTTATACATGAGAACTACCACAAGCTGTATCGCCACCTGCACACGTGGAAACACCTGCACGACAAAGACCACAGTTGTGCAAACATGGCGTGCGACTACGTTATCAACTTGCAGATAAGTGACGACAACCGGGATGGGTTTGCTGTGCTACCCACAGATAAGAAGACGGGCAAGACTATTGGACTTATGGATACACGTTTCCGCCACATGGATGCGGAGCAAGTCTTTAACACCCTGTATAAGGAACAAGAACAGAAGGAAGAACAGAAGGAAGAACAGAAGGAAGAGCAACAAGGCCAAGGCCAAGGCAGTATGGATGAGCATGACTGGGATGGGGCTGCGCAGATGAGTGAGCAGGAAGTAGAGGAGCTTGCTGAGCAGATAGACGTAGCTATACGCCAAGGTGTATTGGCTGCGGGTAAGCTGGGTAGTGGGGGTAACAGAGCTATCGAGGCAATGCTACAGCCCGAGATAGACTGGCGTGAAGTACTACGTGAGTTCATTACTACTACCTGTGCAGGTTCTACCTATTCCACTTATGCCCGACCCAACCGTAGGTATATGTCTTCGGGTATCTATATGCCAAGCGGTATTAGTGAGCAAGTAGAGGAACTTGTTATTGCTATCGACACATCAGGTAGCATTGGACAGCCCGAGCTTACTAGGTTCTTGTCTGAGATAGAGGGAGTGATTAGCAACGTACGCCCTAGAGCAGTGCGATTGTTGTACTGGGACACTAAGGTGTGCGCGGATGAGGTGTATGGGGAGGGGCACAACGCCATGGCTTCACTGACAACCGCTACTAAGCCCGTTGGTGGTGGCGGCACGGACATAACCTGCGTGCCCGTGTACATGCAGGATAAACAGATCAAGCCACAAGCAGTGATTGTGTTTACCGATGGGTACTTAGGTAGTAACTGGGGTACATGGGTATCCCCTGTGCTGTGGTGCATCATCAATAACAAGTCAGCAACGCCAACTACTGGCACAACACTACATGTCAAACTTTAATTGGAGAAAAATATGAGCAGACGATCAGCAAATACAAACGTACAAGTGGGAGAGGCAGACTTTGGGAATATCGAGGGCCGCAGTAAAACAAGTTTTATCCCCCGCGCAGTGGTAGTCGACACAGAGGTAGAGTTTGGGGCAGAGCTAGTATCACTGAGCAAACTTGTACGCGCTAAGTTTCGTGGTTCGGTAGACATATACCCCGTTTACCAACCTACGTCTTTATTGGTGATGGTGATAGCGATACGCCCCCACGATAGTAACTTAGTTACTGCCATTGTTAAGTGGGAAGCGGGGCGGTACACCATCTACTCGCCTAGGGTAAAAAAAATAAGGAAACGCCTAACAGTAACTAAGGAGGGGAAAAGCTTCTATCCGCTCGCTGGGATGGCAACAGTGGTGCAAGATTGTAAACGCGCTGCTAGTTTTATATCGGGACTATCCTCATATGGAGATACTGAGATGGCCTCCTATGTTGCCAACCGCTTGGGGGCGACAGTGCAGAATGATATTGATGCGGGAAGGACTAAGCTAAACCGTCTGGTTTCAGAGTTTAAGTTTCAACTAAGTAGAGCTGATGTACCCACGGAGATAATTCAAATACTGGACTGTGTGATGCAGAACAGACCTGCACATATACCACCGCAGGGGACGCTTTACGCGCACTATAATGCGTTTGATATCGCGCGCAAGCAGATAGAGGAGAAGGAAAGCCATGTAGGTGTACTAGCACCTATGTTTATGTTCAGGGCAGCACGTAACAACAAAATTGTAGTGGTAGCCCCAAGACCACCCCGATACCCCAGTGGCAGTTTCGATGACCTACCACCCTACACTAAAAGTTATAGCAGTTTCGATGACCTACCACAGGATATAAAGCGTGTAGTTATGACCCTAGAAGTTAAGGAGAAGGACTATGCGGGTAAGGTAGAGGGCGTTGGTGTAGTGGGCGCTGCGGAGCTAACCCTATGCACTGAAGCGTGTGGGTTTGGGGTACCAAAAGCTACACTGGATAGTTTTATCTTAGATGTAGAAAAACAAGTACATATATAGAAGGGCAAAATGACAGACTTTGATGCACTGATACGGGCACAGATAGAGGGGAGCAAGGTAAGGTTAGAAGCATTTGGTTTGGACCATAAACTATGCGCGCTACCTTTGCCTTGTGAGTTAGACGAGGGTGATCTACCGGAATGGTTGGGGCGCAAGTTATCTATCCTGATGGTGATGCCCCACGAATCCCCGACTTCTTACGTGCCTGATGTGGGCAGACGGATTACCGAGAACGTGTTCTGGGTACACTACAATCGGGAGCAACTAGATGGCGATGACACCGGAAAAGCGAGTTAAGGATAAAGTAGTGAAGCAGTTAAAGGTGTTGGGTAGTGATGTGTATTACTTCTTCCCAGCAACAGGCGGGTATGGACGCAATGGTGTACCGGATATAGTCGGGTGCTACATCGGCACGTTCTTTGCCATTGAATGTAAGGCGGGTAAGAACACAACGACCGCCCTGCAACAGAAAGAGTTAACCGCAATAAGCATGGCCGGGGGTGTCCCGTGGGTAATTAACGAGGACAACGTGGACAGTGTGGGCTTAGCGGTAAGAAGTTTGGGTACTAAGTAGTTGTGAGTAGGGGTCGCAACAGCCCCGATACCCCAGTGGCAGGTGGGTAGGGTCACATAGCCTTAAAACAGCCACAGTATGCAATGAGATATACGGCGCGGTTGTGCCTTCCAGTCCCATGTGTATACCGAGTAAGCCACGCTAAGGCTAGCCGTGGTACAACGAACAAGTACTCTGAATAGGGGGGGCAACTACTCGAAACTACCACGCACTTATTTATTTTAGAAACCAGTTACTGAGAAGACGCTAGGAGCGAGAGATGAAAATAACAATGCGCCACCCTCCCGAAGGGGCAAAAGAAGCGGTAGAGGAGCTAATCACGAGCTTTGATCTTGTCATCGACGGCTGGGTAAAAAGCGCGGCAGGAAAAAGCGCGGACTTCAAGCGAACCGCTGTGCTGGTAGCTCTGACCAACGCGCTGGTGACGGAGGCGACGAGTTCCGGTTTCCCGCCAGAGACGGTCATACAAAGCGTCTTCGCTATGCTCGACGCGACCGGCGCGTTTGACGACGACGAAACAGTGCATTAGGGCGCGGCGGGGTGAGGTGAGGGCTACACAATAGCGGTCTGCGCATTCTAGCGAATGTGTTTCCCGGTGCTGTGAAGCATCGTATGGCATGGTCAGGCACGGCTGAGCGGAGCGAGGTTAGGCTTGGCTAGGTGGGGTCTGGTGAGGGCTACACAATAGCGGTCTGCGCATTCTAGCGAATGTGTTTTCCGGTGCTGTGAAGCACCGTATGGCGCGGCATGGGAGGGTCAGGTCTGGCATGGTCGGGCGGGGCATTGCAGGGTAAGGGCTACACAATAGCGGTCTGCGCATTCTAGCGAATGTGTTTTCCGGTGCTGTGAAGCATCGTACGGCCGGGCATCGTACGGCAAGGTGTGGTCCGGTGGGGTACGCTATGGTGCGACCGGGCAAGGTGGGGTATGGCGAGGGCAGTAATCTGCATAAACAACTAAACAACTAAACAACAAGGAACTAGCAATGTTAAGCACAATCAAAGTAAAGATCATAGGCACACGTCCACTGCTGATGCACTCGGACAAATTTGCTGATCCACTTAATCCGCTTACAAAAGCGCACAAGGAACTCACTGGCAAGAGAAAGAAGAGTGACGATGACCACGAAGCTATTGCAAAAAGTGAGTGGCTCGGGGGGTTATACATCGACAACAAAGGCCCGTACCTGCCCGGAGTAAACATTGGGGCTACGCTCATAGCAGGTGGCAAGCTGTCAAAACTTGGAACGCAACTGAAACGCTCGGTTGAGATTATTGATGACCGCTGCTATTTGGAGTATGACGGCCCCAAAGTCGCAGAAAAGCTGTGGGAGGCGGGGTTCTATGATGCACGCAGCGTGAAGATTCAACAAGCTCGCCTCATGCGGTATCGCCCTCTGTTCAGGAGCTGGGCATGTGTGTGCCAGATTGCATTTGACCCAGAAAGCATCAACCGAGAACAAGTTATCAGGTGCCTCGCAGACGGCGGTCAGTACTGCGGCGTTGGCGACTACCGTCCCAAGTTCGGGCGGTTTACAGTAGAGGTGCTGCAATGAGCGAGTACGCGTGGTTAGAGAGAGCGTGTGGTATGTACGACAGTGGCAACCACAAGGACGGTGACATTCTTTCGCATGACTGGTTACGGTTCGCACTGGACATACCTAAGCCTAAGAACTTAGGGGAAGCGGAGGAGATGCAGTGGTTGGCGCTATCACGGGTTGAAGCGTTCAAGGAGTGGTTGTTGATAGAACGCAAGACTGTGCTCAAGTCGGTGCGTGGTAAGGGATATTGGATTGTGCCCCCCAACGAACAGGCACAAGTTGCTGCGGAAGAGGCCATGAAACTTGTCCAGAAAGGATTGGAGCGCGGCTCTCGCATGATGGAGTACGCCCGTGTGGACGCGATGGATAATGATTCGCGCAAGCGCCACACCGACACCCAAGTCCGACTGTTAGGTGTTGGACAGATGATGAAAGGTCAGAAGCGAGATGTGTTAAGACTATTTAAACCAAGTTGAAAATATAGGCTTGGCATGGTCTGGCGAGGTTGGGCGACGTTCGGCGAGGCTGGGCATGGTTAGGCAAGGGCAGTAATCTGCGCAAAAATAAAACTAGGAGAATGATTATGAGTAACGCTGACATGCAGGCGATTTGGGACAGGCACCTTATTGACGGCTGGGATCGGAACTTGCCGATCTTTGTCGTCGCAATTCATTTTGTTAGAGAAACAAATCCAGAATTGGTGAGGGTTGTGGATGGGTGGAGGGAGGTAGTCGACGATCCCGCTGCTCTCGCAGACTACATTGTGTCTTTGGGTCTTCGGAGGTGTCTGGATAAGGACGCGGACGGGACACTGCGATTTAACGGCAGGGGGCCAACCAGAGCGTTTATCCATTCTCGCTGCAAACGTCTCAGCAATTGTTTGTGGAGTGATAAGTTTACCGCAGAACAGATAGTGCAAAACCTCCACCGGTTTAAGTGGATAAGGCTGGGGCCTGCGGCGGCGAAAGAGACCGCAAAAAACAGACGGGTAGACCAGAAGTTTGCTAACCGTGACCGCATTTTCGTCAATGCAAAACAGCGCGACAAAAGAACCGACTGGCAGACAACCAAATAGTGACGATGGAGGACCACCGATGATAACAAGAATTCATGTTAACCAGCATC